TTGTTACACCACGAGAACTAGACTTAATTTCTGATCTTTCAAAAGAGATCATTAAAGATGTTGTTGGCCAAAAAGTATATTACTACAAAGTAAGAAAAGAGCTTTCTAATGTCCACGATGTTTATGAAGAGGCTGAAAACAAAGTGTTTAACCCCCCAGTAGAAATTTGCGCTAGAGTAGAGTGGCAACAAGCTAATTTTATTACTAATAAATTTGGTGTGGAACAAAATTCTACTATCACTGTTTGGCTCCAATATCGAGATGTAATTCACAAGCAGCTAGATGTCGAAGCTGGTGATTATTTATCTTATGGCGATACCTTTTTTGAAGTTCTTTCAGCAAAATTAGACGCTACAATTTATGGCCAGATCGAATATAGCACTGGGTATATCTTAAACTGTAAGCAGGCAAGAAAGGGCCTCATTAATAAGATCCCCCATGGACCTACTGACGAATCTTATTCAGACGCTGATGCTACTGAAAAAGTATTTGTGCAACAGCGAGGATTTAAAGATAACAGACTTGGACCCACTGGAGATGAAAGAGCGCTAATAACCCAGGGTAAACTAGATCTTCCAATTTCTAACGAACCCGCAGAAGTGTCTCCACGCGGAGCAACTGACGGCATAGGATCTTCTTTTTATGCTGATGAAGGGATCAAGGAGGGATAATGTCAACTTATTATCAAACTAGTCCCAATGCACGTCCAGCTGGATCTTCTCGAGCGAATGACATAATAGTTCCATCTTGCACTATAGAAGATGTAGATAGAGCTCTTTTTAAGCTTTTTAACGAAGATATTCCGTTATATTATAAAGAGAATAATAAAAATTCTAAGAGAATTCCCGTGGTATTTGCTACTGGAGAGAGATTTGCAGTATTAAGAAGGAAAAAGCCCCTTAGAGATAAGGCTGGAGCTTTGATTCTTCCACTAGTATCTATTTTACGAAGCGGAGTAAACCAATCAGCCACTCACGGCGCGGGCACTAACCAGACAGCAGATATAGTCATTAAAAAGAAGCTTTCTTCTAAAGATCCTTCCTATCAGAGATTGGTGAACAAGGAAGGTTTAGAAAATGCCGATGATCGTGCATTTTCAGGTCACTATGTTCCCAATATAGATTCCGCAGCTAAAGATGGTAGCGGAACTGTTCCGGGAGAGATCGCTCGTCGGCGACCAGAGAGAGTGGTTGATCCAATTTTTAAAGAAGGAAAGCTTATATCCCAAAAAATAAGCAACAATATTTTTGAAATATTCACGATGCGCGCTCCCAAGTATTTTACTGCAACTTATGATATAACTATCTGGGCGCAATACATGCAGCAAATGAATAGAATTTTAGACGCTATTATGTCTTCTTATCACAGTCAAGGAGGCAGAACCTTTAGGATTGAAACCGATAAAGGATATTATTTTACTGCATTTTTTGGAGATTCTTTGGGCTCTGAGCTAAATTTTGATGATTTCTCAGACGATGAGAGAATAATTAAATACACGTTGAGCGTCGAAGTCACAGGTTATATCATCAATCCCAGTTTTCCAGGAGAAGAGAGCACGATCAGAAAATATATATCTGCTCCACAAATCACATTTGATATGACGCAAGTTTCAGCGATGCCAGAATCTATTGTAGTCGCTGGAATACCCAGCGGAAAACCAGACGATTATATAATGCAAGATTTAAATACTATGGATGATCCAAGGAAAGCAGGAGTAATAGGCGGTGACGCCGTCACTCCAAACCCAGCTTATTATAAAACTACCACGGTCGGTGGTACGACAGCAGGAAGAGAACCGTTAACAGTTGAAAGAGTTTATCAAGATGAAGTTACTGGAGAAATGGTAAAGCAGAAGCTTAATATCAAATCTCGCAATCAAAGAAAAGGTGAAACTGTGTATAGAGAACAAATAACCTTCGATTTGGGCGAAATAGTACTCACACCAAAATAATTTTTTGAGTTTAACATTAATACTTACTATAGACAGCAATAGAGCTTGAGGAGATAGACACATGGCAGAACAAACATTCCGATCTCCAGGATTTTTTGAGCAGGAAATAGACCTTTCCCAAAGGCAGAAGGCTCCTCTCGGAACTCCTGCAGGAGTAATTGGTACTGCGGAGAAAGGTCCAGCATTCGTTCCGGTTTCACTCGGATCCTATGCAGATTTTGAAACTAGATTTGGAACTTTAGACCCCGATCGCTTCGGCCCCTATGCAGTTAGGGAATATCTTAAATTCAAGGAGGCCGTAACTTATACTCGCGTTCTTGGCGCCGGAGCCAACACTACATCTACGGATATGAGCAACACAGTAAGCTATGGGGTTGTAAAAAATGCCGGCTGGAAAGTTGTCGCTTCCGATACTGCGGATACAGCAACAAACACCGGCGCTACAAAAAATGGCGCTGTACAGTTTTTAGCGGCCGTTCATTACATATCATCCTCTGAAGAGGGGGTGGGATTTCCGATTTTCAGCGACAATATGAGCTTCCCAGATCTTTCTACTAGAGATACGACTTACATAGCCGGCACAGAAAACGAAGTGTTCTTGACGCGTGGAGTTATTTTTAACACTACTGGGTCTAGATCATTTATTGCATCTTTTGATCAATCAATATCTACATCGTGGCTATTGGGCGCAGAGACTGGAAAGTGCTTAGCGCAAATTATGACGGCAGACAATACTACTAAAGCTACTGTGAAGCCGCAATATCAGACATTTAAATACGTTGTTTCTTCTTCATCGGGTCAGCGATGGGGCAATGGCGATGGTGTTCCAGGATTAAGAATTTTTACTGCATCCCTTAACCCTGCTAGCTCACATTATATCGGCAAATCTCTCAATACAGATCCTGATGCCTTTCAAACTGAAGAGCACCTATTATATCTAGATTTAGCGGTAGCAGATGAACTAGCTCCTGTAAGCTTCAAAGATAACTCAGTGGCTCTGATGAGCGGCTCTGGAATAACTAACGCCGTAGGCCTAAGTGATAGTTGGATGAACTCCTTTGGACGATTCGATACTCGCTATAGGACTGCTCGGACAACGTCCTTCATATCTCAGCCATTTGGCACGCAAGAATTCGATCTATTCCACGTGGAATCTTTGAGTGATGGAATTTATTCTAATGATAAATTAAAGATCTCTATTAGCGCCATTGTAGCGTCTACAGACAAGGCTGACCAGTATGGATCATTTAATCTCGAAGTAAGAAAGCTTGATGATTTAGACACAGCTAAGCAATATATTGAGACATTCCCCAACTTAAGTCTAGATCCCAACAGCGATCGTTTCATCGGCCGTCAGGTCGGAGACATGAAAGTCAAATATGATTTTGATGCTGAAGATCCCGCAGAGCGCCGACTTGTTATCAGTGGAAAATATCCCAACAAGTCAGCTAATATTAGAGTTGTAATTAACGATAACGTTTATCGAGGCGTAGTTCCCGACGTGGCACTCCCCTTTGGATATCGCGGCATCCCAGTGATGAAAACTTCCGATACCCTTACTGACGTAAGCACTGGAATTCAGTCTTTCGGAAAGCAAGTCACGACTACATCTACAAACAACTTAAGAATGGGAGGAGCATTTTCTTCGGCTGATGCACCTGCTGGTGGCTTAAACCTCATGTTGTCTGGTGCGATTATTCCTCCATTACCCTATAGATTTAAGGTAACTAGAGGTAAGACTAAGCAGACAAGCGTTGGGTTTAAGGGAGCCGTCGGAGAAAATGAAAGAATCGATCCCAGGCTCTATTGGGGAGCAATGACAGCTCAAATTCCAGTTAGTTCTTCTTATAGTACTAGCGGGATTGCCACTCCTTGCTTGGATCCAAACGCTGGAAGCACCTTCAACCCATTAGTCGGCGCTTATACCAGATTTAACGGAATTGAAAAACTTGGAAACTTGGTCACCGGTTCTGGCAAGGACGTATTCAATAACAATAAATTCACCCTTGCAAGAGTCGCTTTAGTTAATACTGAAACGAATTTTTCTACTCTTACAGGGTCAGCCAACGAACACATGATTCAAGCGTGCTACTTCCGAAAGGCAGAAGTGGACGGTAGCGATTATCGAGTATACGATAGCGTTTCTGGCCTCAATAGAATCACTTTTGCTTCACTGATAAATTCTAGCTCAGTCAAGTTTAATCGCTTTACAGATTTTGCCAAATTTACTAATATTTTTTACGGTGGATTTGATGGTGTAAATGCGCTAGATAAAGATATTAGGCTATTGAGGGACCGAGCTGCTTCGACAGATGCTGGCGGAAAGGGCGGTTCAGATTTCACCGGTGGACTTGGATTAAATGGAACTGACGACGCATCCATGTCGGGCGCTGGCTCTCTTAACAACATAATCTTTTCTTATAGAAAAGCAGTAGAGCTGATGACTGATCCCATGATCGTAAATACTAATTTGCTGGCAATTCCTGGGATTAGAGATCCATTTATCACCGATAAAGCCTTAAGACTGAACAGAGAGTATTCAATGGCAATGTTCGTAATGGACATTCAGCACTATGATGAAGACGAGAATAGGCTCTATGATGATTCAGACGCGTTCAGTAATCCTAGAGAAACTGCCGAGCAATTTGACGGCCGCGGCGTGGACAATAATTACGGCGCCACTTATTATCCAGATGTATATCTAAACGATCCTATTAATAATAGGGCAGTAAGAGTTCCATCTTCGGTAGTGGCCTATGGAGCGCTGGGTTATAACGATCTAGTAGCCTATCCTTGGTTTGCACCAGCCGGATTCAATCGTGGATCATTAGGCGCGGTAGTAAACACCGAAGTCAGGCTCTCGACTGCAGATAGAGACAATCTCTACGATGCAAGAATCAATCCAATTGCCAATTTTCCGCAGGGAGGATTTGTAATATTTGGCCAGAAGACGTTGCAGAAAGCGAAATCATCTCTAGATAGAGTTAATGTCCGCAGAATGCTTCTAGAAGTTAAAAGACTGGTGGTTCAAATTGCTGATAAGCTGCTATTTGAGCCCAATACCCCAGCAACCAGACAGAGATTTGTTGGGCAGATTGCTCCAATCTTAGCGCTGGTCCAGTCGCAGCAGGGAATTGAAAAATTCAGTGTAGTTTGTGATGGAACCAATAATACGACAGACGATGTTGAGCAGAATAAGTTGAACGGTAGAATTGTAGTGGTACCAACCAGATCAATTGAATTTATCGCGATAGACTTTATTGTGACAAATAGTGGCGTATTGTTCGTGTAATGAATAAGTATCTAATAGATGGTATTAGGAGAAAATAATGGCAGAACTTACATTTAGAAGCCCTGGAGTTGGTACGAGAGAGATCGATCTCAGCGGACCAACTGCTATTAAGCCTCAGGGTACTCCAGCCGGAGTTATCGGAACCGCACAGCAGGGTCCCGCATTCGTCCCACAGACATTCGCGACCTGGCAAGATTTTGTGGCTATATTCGGTAGCACTGATGGAGCAAAGCTTGGACCACTGGCCATGTACGAGTGGATGAAAAACTCTCGAGCAGGAACTTATTTGAGAGTTCTTGGGGTGGGGACAGGTGCAAAAAGAAGCACTGCAGCTACTTCAGACTCCGATTCTAACTCTATTCAAGCGGGTGGCGTAAAGAACGCCGGATTCACCGTTGGCCAACGGCTCGTCCGCGGGAACGGGTATTTAGGAAATAATGACTTCGCATATTCTACCGCCGAAACTCTTGGTAGAACTTACATGCTCGGCGCTTTCATGTCCTCATCGGCAGGAAGCAGCGTCTTTGAAGATGCGGGACTCCAAGAAGTCGAAGGGGCTGCTAATGCCACCGCGACACTGACAGTTGCTGATGCTCAAGCACTGCCAACCGGTGATGGCGCAATTATTTCTGATGGCGCAACCGCCTCTGGCGGAGGCATATACATGAGTAACAGTTTCACCGCTAGCGGCATGGGGACGGCCTGGTTCACCATTACGTTTCCTGCGTCTACAGGGTTGGTTGGCAACGATGGGGTGAGCCTGAGTGGGCTGACATATACTTTTACAGGCGTTAACAACAATGACATCTACGGCGCCTCCGTAGGTACCCACGAGGTGAAGATTTCGTCCAACGACGGCTCTGGAGGTAATCTCACAGGCTTTGCCAATTTTGCTGCCCGGATCGCCGCCGTCATCAACGGAGACAAAAGCACAGCGAGCATGACGACCGCGGGAGAATGGGGCGGAAGCTGGGCCACCAGTGGAAATGCCATGCTGGCGTTTGGATCGTCTTGGAACTTATGCAACACTTCTGGTGTCGATGGGACTGGCGGAGATCCATTCAGCGTATTTGTTGCGACAGTTGCCAATACCGTTGGAGTCAAGATTCAGTTTCGCGGTTCACAGACGGCAGACACTGGAACTGGTGCTGCAAACTTCGGACCTTGGGGTGGAGCAGGGGCGCTCGGAGCATCGGTCGCCGCTCTAACGCAGACTGGCGCTGGCGGCGGCCTGATAACCCAAGATGCGGCTGGCACAGACCAAGACGTTACTATTGGTACCTCTACTGGTACTGGCGGAGGAACCCCCGCTAACGCGGCAACTGTCGTTGTTACAAATAGTGCTGGCACAGCAACAACACTTACTGCAAATGCAACAGCTAGTGGATTCGTAGTCGGGAGCACATACAGTTCCGTAGCTGCAACAATGAACGAAGCTGTGGCTGCTACGATAGATACTGCGATTGAGGCCATCGGCGCTGCTCAATCAAGCATCAACGTACCAGGCACGTCCCTTGTCACCGTTACGGCTGATGGATCTGGAGAGACTGGAGAGATCGGCAACAGTGCTAAGCTGGGATCCACATCAACGACAACTGGAGTATTTACAGTTCAAGGTGTATCCGGCGCAACACTTGAAGAAAATCTCACTGGTGGAGCTCCTGGAGCTATAAATTCTGTACCAATTCTTCGAGGAGTAGTAATGTGTCCATCTGGAGTCATTGCTTCCCTTAGTGGTTCTGGTTATGATAATAATGCTCCAGTGACAAGCTTTAGGGGCGGCTACGGAATCGACCAGGGCGGCGGATTTATCGGTGATGCGGATGTAACATCCACGCAAGCTTATAACTTTACTATTTTACTTAATGGTCATAAAGACACTGAAGCTTACCCCAGCGTAGTAACTGCTTCACTTTCTCCATGGAGCCCTTCTTACTTGCCAAACGTCCTCAATACGGACCCGATGAAGATTCAAGAAGCCGGCCATTATCTCTACAACTACTACACAGTTAATCCCAATATTGCGGTGGTCACTGGCTCGGGAGTCCTGGCCGGCGGCGAGATGTGGGTACCTACTGGATCTAATTTAGAACCAATTGTATTCCTGCTCACTAGCTCTCTCGGTAGAAATGATGGATCTGCCACAATTCCGAACTATGAAGGATGGCAAGACAGATTCCGGACGGCATTTGCTCCGTGGACCTGTTCCCAGATATTCGGATCTACTAATAAAGATTTATTTAGGCTTCATTCTTTAAACGATGGAATAAACGGAAGCAATCAATTCCGCGTTCAAGTTGAAAATATTAAGAACGGCAAGCTTGATAATTCTTATGGACAGTTTGATGTCATAGTCAAGCGCATCATTCCACCTCTTGGAATTCCCACGAGTGAAGATGCTGCAATTGAGACGTTCAATGGTGTCAATCTAGATCCAAGCTCGGACAATTATATCGGCCGAAGAATTGGTGATTATAACATCTATTACGATTTTGATAAGATGGCCGGCAACCAGAGAGTCGTGGTTGAAGGAACTCACCCCAACGTTTCTAAGCACATCAGGGTGGAAATGCACAAGGATGTTACGAACGGTAATGTTCCTAAGACTGCACTTCCAATTGCATATCGAGGCCCCTATCACCTAGTAACTTCTGGTTCTAGTATTTATTCAGCTGAACTTGCTCCTGCCACACAGTACGGGGGAGATACTCGGTATCTGGCTGGAGAAGGTGCAGAGCTGCAGAGAATGAATGAGCCTCCAAATCCATTGCGCCAGAATATTGCCCTTGGATCTGATCCCTCTCGGGAAGTTAATTCACGACTTCCATGGGGATTCCAGTTCGAGACTCTAGATTCTGCAACGGAGCCTAATCGAAATACAAACGTAGAAACTGCCATCAAGGGTTGGACTAAATACTATCCACACTTTGCGACTAGCGATCAAGCAGCGTGGGTTGGTAATAACGTCGGCGCCTTAGATTCAGGTGGAACCGTTTATGATTCGGATAGATTCAACAATAATTTCTTCTCTATGGAGAGAATTCAGATTCATACCAAGTCTACTGGCGACGTAGTGGATCCAAAAGAGTGGGCATACGCAGTCTATCGCCGCAAGGGCTCTTTGAGCGCTTCGATTCGAAAAGAAGATGGCACTTATAACCAGGGTAGAATGTTGAATGTTAATAAAGACTTCAGCGATCCAGCTTCAACTAAATTTTTGAAGTTCACCTATCCACTGCAGGGCGGATACGATGGAGTTAATATTTTCGATAAAGAAAAGTCTGCTCTTAGTAACTTGGCCTGCGTTAGAGAAATGGATGATGAAAACCAAGGACAGGCAGATGGGCCAACAATCAAGACTTACATGAAAGCTCTCGATGTTATGTCTGAAAAATCAGATGTAGATGTTCAGATTCTTGCAGTTCCAGGTATTAGAGAAACTAAGGTTACTGATCACGCTTTAGAGAAGACTGAAGAGAGATTTGATGCCATTTATATTATGGACATCGAAGAGAAAGATGCTCTCAACAATTTGGTAACAGCATCTAATCTTCAGCCAGTTAGCGTTGGAAACACTGTAGATAACTTTAAGAGTCGAGTCTTAGATACGTCATTTGGAGCTGCATACTTCCCCGATGTATTAGTAACAGACCCCTCTACCCTTACAAATATACGTTGTGCACCGTCGGTTGCAGTAATTGGAGCATTTGCTCTTAATGATAAGGTGGCGTATCCATGGTATGCACCCGCGGGATTCACACGCGGTGCATTAAGCCGAGTAGTTCAATCAACAGTTAATCTTAGCCGTGGAAATCTAGATTCCTTATACGATGCCGACATCAATCCAATTACAAAGTTCCCCACCTCAGAAGGGGTAGTAATATTTGGACAGAAAACTCTTCTTGCAGCCGCCTCGTCTCTTGACAGGGTTAATGTAAGACGACTGTTGATCGATATTCGTAGAAAGGTTAGAAAAATCGCGGACACTTTCCTATTCGAGCCTAATCGAGAGGATACCCTAGCCCGATTCTCAGCCTCTGTTAATCCAGTTCTTACTAGAATTCAACAGCAGCAGGGACTGGATAGGTTCAAAGTTATTATTGATACTACAACGACCACTCAGGCAGATGTAGAAAACAACACAATTAGAGGAAAGATCTTCTTGCAACCAACGAGATCTATCGAATTTATCTCTCTGGACTTTGTTGTTACCAATAATGGTACGGAGATTTAGTAACTAACATGCTAAGCTTAATATTTAGAGATATGAAGGAGTAAAAAATGGCAGAAACACTAGCAGTTGGAGACATGCTTCCTAATAAATTCGAGCCCAAAAGAAAATTTCGGTGGGTATTCGCAATTGAAGGGATTGATGCATTCTTAATGAAGGCTGCGGCCAGACCCAACGTAACAATTTCAGAGCAAGAAATCCAGTATATTAATAGCCGCAGATATTTGGCTGGAAAGCTCAACTACGACGCGATCAGCGTTACGCTATATGATCCGATTGCACCTTCAGGTGCCCAGCAGGTAATGGAATGGGTTCGAACCCACACCGAAACCGTATCTGGAAGATCGGGTTATGCAGACTTTTATAAGAGAGACTGCCAGCTCAAGATGCTTGATCCAGTTGGAACAGTTGTAGAGCTTTGGGATCTCAAAGGGTGTTTTCTAACCTCTGCGGGATTTGGCGATCTAGATTACGGTACGGAAGATCCGACCGAAATTGCACTAACAATTCGATTTGATAATTGCGTACTGCAGTACTGATTTTTTAGCCTAATTTGCTCCATATTAAAAAGGGGAAGCTTTTGCTTCCCCTTTTATTTTACAAGCTACATAATTATATTTGAATTATACTGTAGTTTCTTATAGGAGTAAACGAATGTCAGAAGAAAAAAACGATAGAGGCAAGCGAAACGAAGTGTTCTCGGGAAATAACCCGCAAGGTCTTCCTAGCACAAATGTGATGATGGAAGACTTTGGATTTGAAGTGCCTGTAGAAACAGTTCCGCTTCCGTCAAGAGGGGTAACATATCCCGCGGATTCTCCTATGCACGGAGTCGAAACTTTATCCATTAGGGCAATGACAGCAAGAGAAGAAGATATTCTTACTTCTAAAGCTCTTATTAAAAAGGGCACGGTTATATCAGAGCTGCTAAAATCCTGTATTGTTGATAAGGGTTTTGATCCAGATGCAGCCCTCACTGGAGACCGAAACGCTCTCATGGTCGCTTTGCGAATTACCGGTTATGGCGCTGGGTATAGGGTTGAAGTAGACTGCCCAGCTTGCGGGCAGAGGTCTAAACAAGAATTTAATCTTGCAGAATTGCCTATTAAGAGGTTAGAAATTGATCCTATCTCTTTGGGCGCTAATTTATTTGAATGTGAACTTCCAGTTACGAAAAAGACTGTTAGGTGGCGTTTTCTTTCTGGCAAAGAAGAGAGAGAAATTTCTCAAACTGCAGAAAGAAGAAAGAAACAGGGCCAATTAAACGATAATTTAGTAACCACTAGACTCACGCACTGCTTACAATCAGTTGGCGGCATTACTGATAAGAATAAGCTTAGTTTCTTTATTCGAAATATGCCAGCTAAAGATTCACTATTTTTGCGAAGATACATTGATAAGAACGAACCCGGCATTGACATGAAGTCCTGGATGGATTGTCCAAGCTGCCTAGAGTCGTCGGAGGTAAAGCTCCCTCTGGGAGCCTCGTTTTTTTGGCCTGACGCCGAATGATAAAGAAGTCTATTTAGAAGAGACTTTTTTGCTCATGTATTATATGGGATTTAGTTACTATGAATGTATGACTATACCAATTTATAAACGACGTTGGTTTATTGAAAGGCTTAACACTGAAATCAATAAATCTCAAGGTCAAAATAAGGGCGCTAGTGCCAATGAAGCTAGCGCGCGAGAAATGCAAGGGAGAATGAGAGGGCAAGTTCCAGCAAAACTTCGTAGATTTACATAGTAGTTAATAGTTATAAGTAACTGGGAGTATGCCGTGGAAAATAATACTAGAAAAAAAATAATAGCGAGTTCAGCAGCCTATATTTTGGGCATGCAGCCTAAGGTTGAAATAGAGGGAACTCCAAAGCAAATAAAAAGGTTCAAGGAAGCTTTAGACGCTTCTAAGGACCTTTATTGTATTTTGCAAGAGGGGAATAACCAAGAAGTTCACCAAAAGTTATTAAATAAGAAAAATACTGCTAAAAGATTTTATGATGAGTTTGGCTGGCAGTGGCCGTTCTGAGCCTCAGATTTGTCATCAGATGATTGCCAAACATTCGTTAATGGGAATACTTATCTGATGAGTTAGAATTAATTCTGTGTCATTAGAGGATAGAAGTGGCTGACGAAATCGACGAAAAACAGATTGACTTACAGCGAGAGTTTAATCGTCTTCTTGTTGAGCGCCAAGCCATGCTCAATTCACAGAACCAGACGATGGGCACCCAGGCTAATATAGCCCAGGCTCTCAATAAAATTCTGGGCGAAATGTCGGGTAACGCTGAAGATGGTGCTACTAATTCTAATAATTTAGCAGATGCCCTTAGTCGTGCCCAGCAAGCTGCCAGCTCTAGTTCGGATTCTTCTACTAATTTAGCAGACGCTCTTAGAAGTGCGACTACTGAAGCTGGTAAACTGAAAGAGACTCAGAAAGGCTTCTGGACTAAATTCAAGGAAGGGGTCGAAGACGCCGACAGTTTGTCAGATATCTTAGGAGAAGTTGACAAAATTACTTTTGGAGACATGGTTTCTGGTCTCGGAGCTGCTGCAAAACAGGGTAATATTCTTGCAGCAGCACTTGCTGGTATTTCTCTTGGAGATTTAAGCGCCACATTCAGTAACACGTTTAAACAGATTGGAAGTGTAATAAGCGGAGCGTTCGGCGCAGTTCAAAATATTGGAATGGGTGTCTTTGGTGCTCTTTCTGGCGCAATGGGTCTGTTGGCCGAAGCAGGCCACCAAGCTGGAGGCGGCGGCCTAGAAATTGCTAACGCGTGGGAAGATGTTAAAAAGACTATTTCTACTGTCGGACCCGAATTTGAGGCAGTTAAAACCGCTGTGTCAAATCTTGGGATGGAGGGTGCTAGCCTTGGAGCCATGTTCGGATCAGGCCCTGGTGGAATGGCAAGCGCAATCGCATATGCTGGAGAAGTGGCAGGCGAGCTTGGAAATACCCTTACAAAAATTACAGAAGATTTTGGTAAAAATATAGACTCTTATGTGATCGCCAATAAAGCGCTAGGTCTTTCTGGCGCCGCAATGTCCAACATGCAATTAATGGCAACGCACAGCGGGCAAGAGCTTAGCGATATGCTAGATACCACGGCTCGTGCCACAGTACATCTCTCTCAAACATTCGGTGTCAACGCCAAGGCCATTGGATCGAATCTAGATGAGATGGCAAGCGACTATTCAACGTTCGGGGGTATGTCTGCTGAATCCATGGCCTCAACTGCTGCATATGCTGCCAAGCTTGGTATCGCAATGAAGGATCTGCAGGGAATTACGGCCAAGACCGATGATTTTGAAGGCGCTGCTCAGGCTGCTAGCGAGCTGGCCGGTACTTTTGGAATGACTATTGATACGATGGACCTCATGAGTGCGGATCCAGCTGAAAAGGCTGAAATGATTCGTGAGTCCTTCGCGGAGACAGGCCAATCATTCGAAGACATGAGCCGCCAGGAAAAGGCCAGGATGGCAGATCTTACAGGTATGTCCGAAGAGGCCCTTGCCGGTGCATTTGATCCAGAATTGGCAGAGCTTGGATTAGACGATTTTAATTCTGCTGCAGATGCCGCTGCCGCCGGCGCAATATCTCAAGAAGAAGCAAATCTGATACTTGCTAAATCTATCGATAAAGTATATGAGTCTCTAGGCGGCGGAGGCGCTGATCAGATCGGCGGACCATTCAGCGCATTCTTTGAGGGTGTTGTTAAAGGAATTACCAACTCGGAAGAATTTATCGCACTAGCCCAAAATTTCTACCAAGTGATGGTACTTGCACACGAAGCCGGTGAAAAAGTCGGCCAGCTATTTGTGGATCTCTTTCCTGGGGTTAAGGACTTATTTGAGGGCTTAACAGAGTTTTTTGATCCTGAAAAGTGGAAGGCAGTAATGGGAGAAGTGGTCGGGGCATTCGAAGATTTCTTTAAAGATTTGTCTACAGACCCAGAGAAAGCAGTCCAAACTTTGATGGATAAAATTTTAGCGATCTTTGATAACTTTTTCAAAGGCAATTCAGGCGCAATTGAGAAGATGAAGTCGGGCGCCACCAAAATGATCAATGCAATTGGTGGAATCATTACTGGTATGATCCCATGGCTTACTGAAAAATTAGTAGGCATGATTAGATCACTGGCTGAGACTTTATCGGGTTCAGGCGCAGATCTAGATAGGAATTCTATTGGCGGTGCCTTAATGGGAGCTTTTGGCGATGCATTCTCAGCTTTGATCGATGCATTGCCCACAATAGCTTGGGAATTGTTTAAGGCGTTGGGTCAGGTTTTGTGGGCCCATAAAGGAAAAGTTGCAGCTGCTCTAACTCTGCTTGCTGGCTGGATGGCACTACAGTTCACCATTCAGCTTGGAAAAGCAATCTTATTTGAATATCTTAAAGCAAAAATCTTGAACAAATTGACAGGCAAGATGAAAGATGACCTGCCCGGGCCAGACGAGGCTCCAGGTCCTTCAAAAAGCGTCATGGAGTCTATTGGTGAAAGCATTAAAGCAATCGGAAAGATTAGTCTAGCTGATGTTGGTAAAGCTATCGTAATTGCTGCGATGATTGTGATTTTTGTTGCTGTCTCCATGTACGGCATGGGAGTTGCCATTGCTGCAACAGCCGCAGTTCTCTCTGGCACTTCTTGGGAAGATATGGGCAAGGCAATAATCGCTCTTGGAGTAGCGGTTGGCGCCGTCTGGGTGTTGTCTAAGATAGCAAAAAGTCTTCAGCCTGCAGCCATGCTCCAAGGTGGCCTTGGACTGCTAGCAGGTGCTCTATTCCTTGCAGTATCTGGAGCCGCTTTCGCGGGAGCAATATGGTTAATCGATAAAATATTAGGAAAAATTGATTTCTTGAGAGTGATTGAATTATTCGCCATCGTCGGAATAGCCATTGGTGCCGTTTTCTTGATGGCCATCGCTGGCGTAGCACTTATTGCAGACGGTGGAATAACACTACTTATGGGCGGTCTCGGACTTATAGCCGGTGCTCTGTTCTTAGCAGTATCTGGCTTCGCATTTGGTCTTGCTATCCAGTCCGTATTTGAAACGTTCAAGGGAATCAATTTCATCCGAGCTGCAGAAATTTTTGCCACTCTAGGGATTGCAATCCTGGCCACAGCCGCGCTGGCAGTTTCAGGGGCAGTCCTCACCTTGGCCATTCCAATCTTAATTGCTGCCGTACCAGGTCTTGAAGCAGGTGCTACGCTCATGGAAGTTGGAGCCGGCATATATGCCAAAGCCCTAACTAAAGTTGTAAATACATTCAGCAAGATTCCAGGTGGAATGAAGAAAGTAGAACAAGCCCTAGACGTTCTGTCGTCTTCAATGGGAATCATTGCTGGAATGGCCGTGCTGGGAGCAGCGTTTAGGTTGTTCATGCCACTTGTGGGAATGCTTACGAAAGGTTTAGAGGCTGCTGGTAAGTTTGCTGAAACTGGATTCACGCAAGTTGGGCTAGTATTAAAGGCTATCCAAGGAATTCCCACCGCAGATCCAGCANNNAGGAATTCCCATCGCGGATCCAGCAAAAACCAAGGCAGCCGTAGATATTACTGGAGTTATCGTGGCTGCCATGGCAGACATCGCCGGCTTAGGAATTAAAATGGCAGGAGTTGCAGCTGTTGGATCGCTCTTTGGTGATACGTCCATGGACGATATGATTAACATGTCGGTGAGATTTATAGAGGCCGTGGGAGATACCTTGGCCAAGTTAATCCGGCTACTAGTGAGTGCTGCTGGAAATATGGACGAAAAAGCCATTAAGGGAGCTGAAGCCATTGGTGCAATGCTTGGGGCAGTTTCTTCATTAATTTCTGCGCTGTCAGGACCAATTGACAAAGTAATTGAAGGCCAAGGAGCGATGGACAAGGTTCTGGATTGGTTAACTGATAGTGATAGCGCTGGAGACCAAATTGCATCTGTAGTGGAGGGAATGACAGATCTATTAGATGCAGTTGGTGATGTGATTCCCGATCTAGTAAGATCGATGAAGGCTGGGCTGGCAGACATGCCGGAGGGGGAAGGATTCCTGAACAAAGCGAGAGCTTTCGGAATTGTCCTTGGCGCGATTTCTGAAGTCTTGGGCATGTGGGATGAGTATGACGATAAAATGACTGCACATGACGTAGAAAAAAACAGGGGTGACTTTGAAGGACAGATGAAATTTAAAGCCACCAGGTTCGCTACTGATATCACGAGAATAACGGAGATAATGGAGTGGGAGGGGTGGACATTAGCTGCAGCAGCCCTTAACACCCAAGGATCCTTAAAAATCCCCAGTGGTGCGGGTAGAAACTTTGTGGGTGCAGTGAAGGAATTGTCGACCACGGCGGTCGGAACGGCGTTCTACCTTAATGCAATCTGGAATTCTGGAATAATGGGGTGGGATCAAGCGTGGACTGCAGTAGTTGTTGGAAGGGTTGCTGAGGTTGTGGATGCTTATAATGAACAGGCTGCTTCGTTGGCCTCTATTTCACCAATTAATATTGATGCTGTTTTAGAGACAGTAAACGAAAGTCTGCGTGTCAGGAGAGATAAGATTACAATTGCCGATGGTAATGTTACTATAAACATGAGCTTAAACGTTGTCATGAAGGCCGATGATGTCGCAATTCCGATGATCGAAAGTAATCTCGTCCTTAAGGGATCTAGCGACAAGGTGGCAGGTTTAGGAGACACAACCGCATAACATAAGGAAATAAAATGTCAGACAAAAAGAAAAAAAAGAAAGATAAAGCAAAAACAGAACCCAAGGGGCCGTTTGGCGTGGGTGAAACTGTGGAAGATATCAAAGGTATTGATATTATGAAAATTCTAACTCAAATGAAGGACTCTCCCTTCGATAAATTGACTGAAAAGTTAAATAAGAGCCAAAAACATAATGTGCATATTGAATCTAAGACGCTAATAGAAAAATGGCAAACTGTGATAGATTCGGTAGTGAACAACTTGGAAACTGACGAGCAAAAAGCTGCGTTCAAAGATATGATTTTGAAAAGAGCTGGAATTGAATAGTTAGTTAAAAGAGGAACCCAAGTGTCAGATCCCAAAAATAGTGATTTCACTCCAACTAGTGACCCATCGGCCGACACTGCGCCAGCTGAGCTTGTTGATTTTGAGATCGCTGATTTAAAAGAAGGGAGCGTAGAGACCCTGGGTTCTTTTATGCTTTCTAAAGTGGAAAGAAACTATTACTATCCAGAAGCGCCTCTCCACCAGACAGTGGCCGCTGACCAAGTCGCTGCGAATTTAGGAACTCCTGTCGTTCCAGATATAACTGCGGGGATGGCAGAGGACGAAGACCCTCCTCATGCTTTTATGGCAGACACTTTAGCATCAGCCCAAGCTTATTATGCCACAATTACTGACGGCTCACTTCCTGATGCCATAGGTGGTGGAACTATGGGTCCGCTCACGGGTTTTTTAGATAAGACTAGTCAGACAGAGGGCCACGCCCTTTTAGCTCAGGTTGCAGGAGATGCTTGGAGCACCTCCTTCACCTCGATGCCAAACGAGTCAGATTCAGGAGAAGCCCTCCGGAATAAAGTTTCTGATGTTTTAAAGTATAACCGCTTTTCTCCCGGAGATGATTCTCCCTACATTCAAGACGGTTATTACTCCAGTGGGATGTTCAGCATTCAAAACCAAGTGGGAAGATTCAATGAGGATGCGAATGCGGTGGCTGTAGAGCAATTGGCCAAGATTGCCTTCTCCACCATGCTGGCTGCAACTGGAACAGGAGATTATGCTATTGTTGATGCGGATGGTGAGCCTATCACCACAGATCCAGATTCCCAAGATTCTACTATCGCTATCGGTGTCGGCATAACAACTCAGTTGGCTGTGACAAAGGTTGACGTGAACTCGATGCGTGCTAAAAACGCGGCAGGATTTCCGCGCCCGGCTAGAGAAATAAATCTAGACCTGCGTGAGAACGCGGGGTGGACTGATGCGGATGGGGAATCTGCTGCCGAAGGTCAAATGCACGGTGCCACAGGCCAGCGGCGAAAAGGCACAAATATCGAAGATTTAGGTGCAAAAAATAGCATGTCTTTTGGACAGCTCAATAGCTATCTAGAGCCATTTGATGGTCCACTTCCCACCGGAATGCTGGTGCTGGCAGTTCTCGCTGCCGTGGCCGTACTTATAGCTGGAATTGTTTTGGCTGCAATTATGACCCTCATATTTTTGCTCTTTCCTCCCGGAATGGCCGAAGAGCCTCCAGAGCCGCTACCTTTGGGTGCAGCCTCAGGAGAGCCTGATTTTGGAAAATTTAGCATTCGTAAGTGGCTGATGAAAATGCTTAGAATGCCAATATTAAGGTCTGGTAAAATTTTCTTAATTGCGATGT